TAGAGGATGTATGGAAGGGTGTTAAAGGGCAGTTTGAAAAAGTTTATGCTAAGGATCGTGTCATGCTTGGAGACGATAATCATCGTGTGGCGCAAGAAGCGATTCGGGAATCTCTCAAAAGTGGAGAATCAACAGGAGATCTCGAACCCACCTTAACATGGACTACTATGTTTGATAATCGTGTAAGGGCTTCTCACGTCAGAATGAACGGTCAGACTGTTGGGGTTAATGAATATTTCATGTTTACGTACGGACCCAACACAGGACAATTTACAGCAGGGCCTGGTCAAAGTGGAATTCCTGAAGAGGATTCCGGATGTCGATGTTGGTTAGTTGCCGGGTTCCTAGATAAAACAGAGGGAAAATAGTTATGGTATCACCAGAGATTATAGGAGGGCCGATCAAACCGATCATATTTGTCAGTACGGATAGCACGAGTCAAGGAGTCCGTCTGATAGATAACTGCCAGTATGTCGTATCTAAAGACTATTATGTCGGAGTTGCTGAAGGGGATATATCCGATCATATCTCCTTTACGAAATTCGGATTGAATGAAGATATTGATATCGATGAGGAGGATTTATGGTATGTTGGGGGCACCTATGTTTTTCCCACTTCGGGAATGCAGATGGAGGTTTATTGTTCCAGCACGAAAGATATTAATGGCGGGACTGGCGCCAATTCGATGATGCTGACATATTTAACGTCGGATTTCGTCCAGCATACCACACAGATCACATTAACATCAACGGATCCTATTCTGACAGGGGCCACGGATATTTATAGGGTCAATAGTTGGCGGATAGTTTCTGCCGGCACGATTAGTAAAGCAGACGGGTATGTTGATATCAGAAACACAGCCGACACCCCTATTTATAGCCGTGTCCCGTCATCAGGAACCCGCGCCCGCAATGCTTGTTATACAGTGCCCGACGGATATAATTTTTATATCGCCCAAAATACGTATTCTATTGGGAACGCCGGGAACGCTAAAGTATTTGGCCGATTCTCCATGAAAAGTAATTATAATGAGGCTACCAGTACGATCGGATCTATTTTCTTCCCCTTATCAGAGATTGGTGTTACTGATAACTCATGGTCCGCTCAATATGCAGTTCCCCCAAAAATCATATCTCATTCCGATCTCCGTGTCACCTGCAGGGGAGATGCCTTAACCGCCAACGCCGTTGCTACTATCCAATATCGCGGATGGTTGGATCCAACAACATGATCCACAAAATATTATGTCTTTTAGGCATTCACACTATGGGTAAACAGAAACAGCATATAATTAATGGGAAACCGGTTATGGCATCAAAATGTAAATATTGTCGGAAGGTTAAAGAGTACGCAAATGCGTAACCAATACATTTATATACACTCAATAACTAATACTTAATTGTTATTTTTGGGAGGGCTACCACCCTTATCCTATTTTGCCGTACCTGTTATTTTAATGGGCCGGCTGTGGCAGAACTCTTTTTTCAGAGGCATTATGGCAGAACCAAACACACAGGGGACAGATCCCCAGACTCCGACAGAACCAGCAACCACGGGGGCTACCGGGGAACAGACTCTAACAAAAGAGGATGTTGAGAAACTTATCCAGAGTTCAAACGACCGTGTAAGAACGGAACTGTATCAGAAGATCAAGGCCAAAGACCAGGAGATCGAGGATCTTAAAAAGTCCACGATGTCAGCGGCTGAGGTTAAGAAGATGCAAGAAGAGAAACTCGCGCAACGTGAGAAGGAACTGAGATCCAAGGAACTGATAATCACGGCAACGGATTCCCTGAGGGACAGCAATTTGCCGATAGATTTCCGTGATCTGGTTATCGGGACTGACGAGGAAAACACGAAAGCGAAAGTTCTGATCCTGCAGAAGATGTTCCAGAAAGCGGTTGAGGATGCCGTGTCCGAGAAGTTCAAGGCTAACGGTCATGAACCGGGCAAAGGCGAACCGGCTAAACTCGGTCAGACATTCACCGACGAACAGATTGGCAAGATGTCGCGGGAAGAGTTCAAGAAGAACGAATCCGCTATCATGGCCCAAATGCGCGCCGGTAAAATCAAGAAGTCATAATCCTTTTCCAATCAAATCAAATACTCTTTTAAGGAGCAGTTTAAATGGCAATTGACAATTTCAATCCGACCATCTGGTCACAGAAGATTTTCCAGGATTTCGATGAGGCGTTCGTTTTTGGCGCGCTTATCAACCGGAACTATGAAGGAGAGATCCGTGGTGCTGGAGATTCCGTTAAGATCAACGCTATCGGTCCGATCACCGTCTCTTCATACACTAAGAACAGTACCGCCGGTGTCTCTCTGGCCCCGCTCGTGGGTGTCGATCAGACGCTTCTTATCGATCAGCAGGACTATTTCGGGTTCTACGTTGACGATATCGACAAGGCGCAACAGTCTCCCAAAGGCGTTATGGGTGAAGGTATGCGGAAAGCCGGGATTGCTCTCGCAGATACCGCAGATGCCCGTATTGCCGGTCTGTATGCATCAGCCGGAACCATGCTGACAACCGCCTCGTTCGGTCCGTCCGTTGTGGCTGAACAGCTTACCAAGATCCACCGGAAACTTGATGAGAACAACGTGCCGTTCCCCGGCCGCTGGCTTGCCGTCCCCCCGTGGGCGTATGAGAAACTCGTTCAGGCTAACATCGGGTTTGCCCCGACAACCGCCGGCGTGTCCGGTGCCCTTCAGGGTGTTGACGGAACCGCTGTGTTCGAGGCTGGCCGTGTGGGTAAGGTTCTCGGGTTCGATGTCTATATGACCAACAACCTGACCGCCCATGCATCTGACGCATCGACTACCCGTTACCACTACGTTCTTGCCGGGAACCGTGACGCGATCACCTTCGCTGACCAGATCGTCAACGTTGAAGCGTTCCGTCCGGAAACCATGTTCAGTGACGCCGTTAAGGGTCTTCACGTCTATGGTATGAAAGTTGTTGCACCTAAGGCTCTGGTCGCATGTCCGTTCCAGGAGAGCACCGTTTAAGGAGGGATAAAAAATGTCAACCGATATTTCACCCAACCATTTTGTCCTGAACAAGCTCACCCGGTGCAGTAGCAACACAACCGCAACTGTCATCCCGACCAGTGCCGGGATCCCCGGATTCGCTATGGGAACCGCTGCGGATGTTGTGATCGCCATCCCCATTGAACACCCGGGCGATAACTTCGGTCTGATGATTATCACCGATGCTGCCAGTTCGGAAGCCTATGCAGTAGTTGATATCGCATATGGAAATGGATCAACCGATCCGGCTCCAATGTCCGGTGTCGCATACGCCAACCTGTCAACCGTGGATCTCGCGTGGAAGAGTTTTATTTCCACTGCGGTTATCGGGACAGTTACCGCATCAGAAGCTGTTGCATACACCCTGATGATCGATACTGCAAAGTTTGCCCATAATTTCGGCGCAACTTCCAGCGCGATCCAGGATGCTTATGAATCGTTCATCTATGTGACTGTTGGACAATCCACCACAGCCACCGGATCCGGTCACAACGCAGACAACGCTGTTATCAGTGCAGGCGTCGGCCATTTTGTCGGGGCGTTCCACGTGCCGCAGTAATCATAACAATCTTCAATTTTTTCTTTTCCAGTTCGAGGTTAAATGTCTCAGGAACCTGAAACCGTAGAAATGATCCTTCCCCCTGTAGTGGGAGGTCACGCCATCAGCAGAGGCGTCAACGTATCGTACCAAAATCTTCCTATCGATGTTGAATTCTCAGAGGAACATTTTGAAAGGGGAGCGGATCTCCATGATGTCAGTGCTTATTACACTGAGAACATCGCCCGGGATTCGTTCTTTAACTTCATCATTCCTCAAAACGATGTCGTAAAAAGCATCGCACTTCAGGCGGACGCTCAGTTCCGCAACCGGGGATTCCCAAAGAAAGTGGCGATTGTAGGTTTCGCGGAATCCAAGAAAGACGCGCCGTATGGCGATCCGTCATGGGAGATATGGGGATTAAACGATCTTCACGGGATCATTCCGAGAGAGACACGGCATTTCGATATCCACACGCCGGAAGTCATTGATATTGACGTGACAGCCGGCCGAGCACCTAAAGATAAGTGCGGGATGGGCGGGTTATCACATCTCATCGTCCCGGTGTATATGCAGAAACGGGAGCCAAGCGTTCCTAACTCTGTACAGATGCCATTAACTGAAATCCTAGAAACGTTCTCAAAACTATCCGGTGCCCGGTACTTCACCAACTCGATCAGTTACATGATCGCGTTCGCGTTGTATGAAGGAATCATTACCGGTCACCAGTGGGAACAGATCGACGTTTACGGTGTTGATATGGCTGTCGGGACGGAATACGAAGTCCAGCGGGCATCCTGTGAATACTGGATCGGGATTGCTGAAGGTATGGGCGTTAAGGTCCATATCCCTGACACGTCCGACCTGAACAAAACTGCGTTCCTGTATGCTTACGAAACTAAGAAGCAGATGAAGTTCGAGCAGAAGATGCGGGATAATATCTCAGCCATGGAAGCCCGGCTCAAAAACATCGATTCGGCCATTGAGCAGAACATGGCGGCAAAGTATCAGCACATGGGCGCGATCGGGTATGGAAAAGAAGCATTG